ATCGTGACTAAAAATTCTCTCAAACAAAAAGAAATACACAATCGAAGAGATACGAGAAGCAATCGGAGTATATCAATCAGTAAACAGCTTAAGTCGCTGCCCTGTCTGCGGTCGATACAAATTCAACAACAGAAGTACAACGCCCTGTATAAACTGCCTCCGGACTCACTCAACAGATCTAGATAACTACTATGCAGAATAACAACATCCTCAAATGGAACTTCGGTAATGTGAAGCTACCAACGCGGATTATGCATCTCAGCTTGCCGTCGGGACACACGTGCCCGGCGGCACTGGAATGCTTATCCAAAGCTCACATCGACACCGGAAAAATCACGGACGGAAAAGACACACGATTCCGTTGCTATGCCGCAATGCAAGAAGCAAGGCATACACATGTACGTAAGCAAAGATGGCAAAACTTCTTACTGCTCAAACAAAAAAGCAGAAAGCAAATGTTCATCAAACTGCTCAACTCACTCAAACCACACCACGATCGATACATCAAAAACCACAACCAACGCCCAATCATCCGCGCACACGTTGGAGGTGACTTCTTCAACAAGTCATACTTCCTAGCATGGTTGGATCTAGCACGACACTATGCACCAACATGGTTCTATGCATACACCAAACGTATCGACCTATGGACTGACAATATCGACGTCATCCCATCAAACTTCGAACTCAACGCTAGTAGAGGCGGTAAGTTCGATCACCTCATCGACGAACACAAACTCAAATCAGCAGAAGTCGTATACAGTCACGACGAAGCTAAACAAAAAAGATTGGAACTAGATCATGACGACAGCAAAGCATACACCCGAGGACCCTCCTTCGGACAACTCATCCACGGAACGCAACCCGCCCAAAGCGAAGCCAGCAAAGCCCTTACGCTTCTCAAGCTATCGGGCTGGACAGGCTATAATGCAAATTCCAAGGGCGTGTAGAAAGCGTATAACAAAATTCTTCGAAAGCATAACAAGCGAAGAATTAGTAAGATACGTAGGCGACTGGACAACTATCATGCCCAGATCCGACCACGACGAGCTCAACCGATGGCGATTCGCATACTGTACAGTTCATACACCCTGGCTTCGATCTTGCGAACAATACAACGCAATCAGAAACACGTATGAAAATACAAACAAAGAATCCCTCGTCAAAATACTAAAGAATACATCCGGAGGCATGTGGGACATCAAAGCCACAGGCATCAGTACCTTGCATGACTACTGGCAAGACACACCGGAAATATTCGAACCTCAAACCAACTGGCAACGATTCAGGAATAACCTCGTATCCAAACTAAAAAAACTCGGATTCGCAAAAACATCGTTCGCTATCGAAATGATCCACCCACACGAAGCTCAATGTATCTGCATAGACAGACACATGTTCAAAGCTTTCGGCTGGGAAAACGTGGATCGCGCATGCTCCCCTGAACAATACCACTACTACGAAAATTGGTGGATCGACCTGTCGAACTCCTTCGGCATCGCACCCGTAGTCTCACGTAATCTGTTCTGGGATCAAATACAACAACAACCATCGTCCATGTACTGGGCAAAATACCTATGAATAATAACAACCACACACCAAATAACGAAATGTACTATCGAGTCGGACAACAATCCATAACTGTAATGCACAACGACAAAGAACATGTCGTAACCAAAGAAATGGCAAATTACGCAGCTCTCAAAGAAGCCATTCAAACAGAAGACTGGAGTGTCATACCCGGACTCCTATCCGAAAACAAAATGATCTCCATGCTAACGCACGGACGAATCACAGCCAAGGATGGCAAAGTATTCTTCGACAACGAAGAAATACATTCAGCCGAAGCAACTCGATTAAACTACCTATTAGAAGAAGGCTTCGATAAAACCGCTCATCGATTCATCCAATGGATGGAAAAAATCAGACAAAATCCATCCTATAACTGTCGCGAACAAGCATACAACTTCCTCGACCACGACGGCATGCCTCTAACTGAAGAAGGTAACATCATCGGATACAAAGGCGTACGCGATGACTACAAAGACAAATTCAGTGGCACCTTCGACAACTCGCCCGGACAAGTTCTCGAAATGGAAAGATCAGGTGTCGACGACAATCCAAACAACGGATGCTCATCCGGCTTTCACGTAGGCAGTCACGACTATGCCAATAACTGGGCAGGCTCAGACGGCCGACTCATGGAAGTCGAATACAACCCAAAAGATATCGTCTCAGTACCTAACGAACACGGTTACGGCAAGCTACGTGTATCTAGATACAAAGTCATTCGAGAACTCAAAAATCGTGAGATCCTCAATAACGGTGCATACGAACTATCATCCGACAATCAACTGTTCGACTTCCTAGAAGAACGAACAGACGACGGACCGATCATGCTCGCAGAAATTCAACAAACCTATCCAGGCACCACCACAGCAGACATTCGCAAATGTATTGCAGACCACGGATACACAGAAGACATGCAATGGTCTGACTGGGACAACGACTGGTTAATCAACATGTACTAATTCTATCTAACCACACACCACGGGCTGGCATCCCGACACCACTGCCATTCTTTAACCACACACCAACAATAAATAATCATGAAGCTATCAACTAACACAGCACAATACCAAACCAACATACCAAGCGCCGCAGAATTCGGCATTCAACAAGAAGACCTGTCACACATCGCAGGCATTCTACGATCCGACATCTACCCAGATCCAATCAAAGCAATCATACGTGAGTATTCAACCAATGCATACGATGCAAACGTAGAAGCAGGCAGGCAAGACACACCAATCAACGTATATCTACCTACTCAAGGCTCACCTCACCTCGTCATTCGTGACTACGGACATGGATTATCTGACGAAGAAGTGTGCAATACATACGTCAAATACGGTGCAAGTACCAAGCGCAACAGCAATGACTACACAGGATGCCTAGGCATCGGAAGCAAATCAGCCTTCGCATACGGTGAATCGTTTACTATCACAAGCTATACGCAGGACCGCATAACCAAATGGGAAGCGAGCATTGACGAATCCCAAGTCGGTCGAATCAGTATGCTTTCCGAAAAAGAAAATGAGTATCGCGGTGTCGAGACTGGTGTTGAAATCTCAATCAAAGTCAAAAAGTCAGACATCGATGACTTTCACATCAAAGCCAAACGCTTCTTTCCATATTGGAAAACCAAACCTGAATGCAACATCGACATCAAAAACCTCGATATCTTTGAAGAATCCAACGACTGGATCGTCTTACAAAATACCCAAGGCAGATGGTCAGGTGGATCAGCATCAATCGTAATGGGTAACATTCAATACCCAATCGATGTCAATGAATTCAAAGGCAACGATGCACACTCACTGCTGTCCAATGCTAATGTATTATTCAAAGCACCTCTTGGATGCGTAGACATCGCAGCCAACAGAGAAACCGTCAGATACACCGATCGTACAAAAAACAGCATCATAGCAATGGCAAACAACATGATGAACGATCTAACAAAAGCGCTAACAAAAGACATTGCTCAAGCACCAACCAGACTACAAGCGTCCATTCAATCACATAAATACGATGATGAACTGTGGAGCATTGCCAGCAATCTTAAACAAAATGCCAACTGGAATAGTATGCCTCTATTGCTAGACATTAAATTCGGACACGGCGTTGTAGAACACTACAAAAAACACATGTGGAGAAATGATGAATATAAAAACTACAAGAACAATGATGTTACATCTGCAACTCTTAGCGTAAATACTCACCTCACTGTTTGGGACAGCGATACTATAGCCCAATCAAATGCAACACGTAGAATACGTACTCTTCAACATGAGAAAGGTAACAATAAAAACGACAAGTTCTTCGTCATCGAAAAGAAACATCTCGACCTTGTTAAACCTAAACTCGAACCCGCTGACTATACCGATCTTGACAATGTCGAACCTATGCCGGCTAACAGAACTATCATCGCATCATCCGATGGAAAGAAAACCAAAAAGATTCGAATCAACGTATGTCATCTCAAACCATCCAATCTAAAAAGCTCAAGGATAACAGATGAATCCGAACCCAAAGCAACAGCCGATGGTCAATTCATATATGTTCCACTTGATCGATTCGACTGGTTAGACAAAGGCGATCTACTCGCCAATCTGTCATTGTTTCAGCTTGCAATCAAAACATTGAGCAAAGGATTAAATGATGACGACACTGAATTCGAAATGCCTGTTATTCATGGTGTTAAGAAGCATCACCTCAATAAATTAGACAGCAGTTGGATCACGCTTGATGAATACATCAAAGACCTCTGGCAACAATGGACACAAAAGTTTCCAATACTTGCAAATGAATCACGCATGGGCTTAGCAAAGAAAAACCACACATACGACAACAAATGGAACGCTTATTCAATCCTTCAATGGTGCAATAATCCCGAAGTCAACCAATGTGCAAAATATCAACACCTCCAAGACCACACTAGAACATGGCAAGACAGGTACGAGGTAATGAATGCAATCATACTGCTAGGCATTGAAAAACGATCAGAAGAATACGAACCAATGCTTAATAAGCTCAATGCAAAGTATCCACTTCTTCAATTCCTCAATACTGATTGGAGAACACAAAACAATGACGCCAGACAACAAGAACAAGCCAAAGAAATCGACATCTACATCAACGCAAAAAACCAACAATCATGAATATCCACACACCAATCAAAGTCTATTTCTCTAACCATAGAGGAATGCAATCCAATCCCGTCGTTAAGCAATACGACATCGAACTAATCAAAGCGAGTACACCAAAGTACAAACTACCGCATGGCTTATGCGTATCCGGCAATGAATATGTCATCACATTCCGATTCAACTATGTACCGGCAACGCATACTACTTGGAATCATTACTGCGAAATGCAATACAACAAAGAATCCGGCCTGATCTACTACTCAGGACAATGTGCAAACTACAACATGCATCGTAGTTTCATGCACACATTCGACATCGTCTTGCCCATTGCCGAGCAAGTGTTCTCAACCGGAACATTCACCAAACTCGCAGCCTAATTTGTTCAGTCGATAGCGAACGCAAAGCCCAAGCCTCGTCAGTAGCTGGTTACTACTGGCGGGGCACATCACTTTTTTATAATATAGTTAGATAGCCTCGTCAGCTCACAAGGTTGACGGGGCTTTTCTTTTACTCCGAGTCTATTACTGCTAGCTTATTATCATTAAAGCCTCTCGCTGGCGCTAGCTTACTATCATTAAAGCCTCTCTCTCTCAATAAGTTAGATTATTTCCTCATTACATGAGGTGTATCGAATGAACGTCTTCACTCGAACATCTAACTATAAAAAATATAAATCATGAATAATTCATATCAAGTAAGCAAAAAAGACCTCTCATCCTTCGAAGTCTTCAACGTAGGCGAATCCAGCATCCTCTCGGTCTCTGACCTCAACGATAACTTGATTCACTACGGAATCGTCGGCGAAGCTGACACCAGTGTCAGCATCCCCGCCCACTCCATCTCGGTCAAGACCAAGAATGGAGATAAACTCAGCCGTGCTTTTGACGACAAGCTTACAAAAGCAGACCTCGAAGAAGGTGACGCTTTCATCGCCTCCTTCAAAGAAAGGAATGGCTACGCCAACCTTTCTAAAATCGCAAAAAGGTAATCCCTCCGGTCTCACCTCAAGGGCAGTCAGCATACGCTGGCTGCCCTTTCTTTTTGCTCCGAGTCTCCTTGATCTATCCTCTACTGCCACACAAAATTCCTCATCTAGACTCTGAGGGATCCAGGGCTGCGAGCACTCGCCCTCGATCTCCTCAACCGTTACTAGATTCCGAATCTAGTGTGTCCTCCGATCTATCTCCATGATCCTCAGTCAGTTACGGCAGTCAACACCGCAGACGGTATCGACTTTGCATCTGACTATCGCCGATTCCGAGTACTATCACTAGTAGCACCCCCCACCTCCCGCGGGGTACCACTATCACTACCACTCGCAATCGACTATCAATCACAGAAATTACAAAAGGATTGTTTTGGCCCACCCCCATCCGGTGGTGTGGGGGGTACCAAAAAGGTACTATGTCCGTAAATGAGGACTCCTTTGCTGCTGATTTTGGTGAGTATGTGTGGATGTGAAAGCCACCAGCACTTTCATTATTGGCAGCATCAGGAGCACAACATTCGCCTTATCACTCCGGAAGAGGACCCAGTTAATGTCAAATCAGCGAGTAACTAGACTAAGAGAAGACGTCCATCGATTTATTCACGACGAGGACTTCGAAATGGCCATGGGAGCCCTCCGCGAGGGTTTGCAAGCCATGCATACAGTTCGCCAAAGCCGCGAAGACGGCCAACGAGGTGTGGAATATGTCGAAAAACCGTCGCATACTGTACGTATTGCCTCCGCCAAGCTCATGCTCGAGTACGGATTCGGCAAACCTGCGACCCGTGCAGAGATAAATATCAACGATTCCAGTGCAAAAACGGTCTCTCCGGCCGAAATCATGTCCCGATTCCGCACATCAGGCATGGATTTGAACGAAATTGTCGATGTATACGCCGAATCCGTGAAAGAAGCCCCGCTGGAGCTCGAGAATGAGTCCTAAACAGATCAGTTATAACGATTTTTTGGATCGTGCGTACAAAGGGAGCATAAATGCGATGCCCGGGGTCAAAGAAAAAGCCCTCCGCATCAAAAAAGCCCGAAATATGTACGGCGAAGCTCGAAATCAAGGTAAAGACGGTATGCACCTAGTTGACCAAGTTGTTGAAAACAGGGCAAACTCCGGCGGCAAGTGGAATTGGCCCGCGGACGAGTACGAAGTCATGTCTTCTCCCGCCTTCAGCGCATGGCGTACATCCGACCCCAACTACAAAAAGATGATGGCCCTGAACGAACAGTCGAAAGACCCGCAGTTCCAAATGGCCTACGAAGTAGCGAACGAAGAATTTCCCGCACACTTGAGTAAATTCAAAGACGCCGACCATTATTATGCCCCCAAAGGCGTATCCAAAGCACCCGCCTGGGCATCCGCCCCCGGCATCCGACATTTGGGCGATCACGGAGGACATAAGTTTTATACAACCAAACCAGGCACCGGGGTCACCCCGGCTACCCACCTAAAACCCGGGACTAATTAATGAAAGATCCAGAAGGAATGTTTGAACATGAACTATCTGCGGTCTTTGTCCGCTGGTGGGAGGAGTCCGATATAGACGACATGCAAATGGCTCAGATCGCAATAGGCGTCATTGAACGCTTTTGTGGAGAGACTGTTGAATTCGAAGCTGATTTTGATTTGGAAGACGAAGAAACCGAGGGAGAAGGGGGCGATTACGATGTGGGGTTTGAATACGATCAAGAAAACTAACACCGACGAGCAGATCCTTAAGCGCATTCGCTATGCTCGTCGAATGAACCGCGTTAGAAAACTAGCAAGGGATGAGAAAACCAAGACTAAAAACTGAACGCATGCGGGGCATAGGCCCCTCTGGTCATGTAGGGTTTATTGGATTTCAACCAAACTATCTATTCGGCCTTGACGATCTATGTCAAAAATTCGTGGGACCTGAAACTCGCGTACTGGAGATCGGGGTCAATCACGGTGTAAGCACCCGTTTGTTTTCATACTACGCAAATCATGTAACCGCGGTAGACAAGAGATTGACTGCCCGAATGGAACGACTGGAAGCAAAAAGCGACAACATCACTTTTATCGAGTCCTTTTCACAGGATTACCTAAAGACTTTACGTAAGGGTCAATTTGACCTCGTCTACCTGGACGGCCACCACGGATACGACACGGTCATGAAGGAGCTCGACCTTGTCACTCGAAAGTTAAAACGCGGATATGTTCTCGCCGGCCACGATATGTATCCTTCCGCAGTTCCCAGCTCACAGGTTCAAATGGCTGTTTCTACTTTTTTCCCAGGCATAATGACAGGCAAAACAATACTTCACCGTTTTTCCGACAGTTCCTGGGCTATTGAAATGTAATGACCGATCAAGAAACTCAATTAGCCGACCTCATCAGACTGGACCCAGAGGTCTGGTTTAGTACATTTGGGGTCATCAAGGACAAACGGGGTAGGGACATCAAGCCCGCACCGAATACTTTGCAAAAGCGAATGTTCGCGCACTACCGGAAATGCCAGATCGAGGGCAAACCGTGCAAGATGATCATCCTCAAGCCTCGTCAGAAGGGAGCCTCGACCTGCGCTCAAGCGCTTACGTATCACCATATGCGCAAGCATGAGAACCTAAATGGCTCGCTCATGGGTGATATTAGCGGAACTAGTGACAAGGTATTTGAGATATACCGTCGGTACGCGGAGAATGACCTTTTTCCATGGGACGAAGACGGTGGGTCGTTGGCCGATGGTGGGAGCATGGCGGATTTAATCAAATTGAAGAGTAGGAGTGCTTACGGAAAAGAAACCGCCGGATCCAAGAATGCCGGCCGATCCGGTACTATTCAGGTTGGTAACATGACTGAGGTCGCTTTTTGGCCTATGGCTGGTGAGCGTGACCCTGCACTTGGATATTTGCAGTCTTTATACGACGGGGATAATGTTTCTTTGGTCGTTGCTGACTCTACGCCCAATGGCCCGGCCGGTTGGTTTTACCGAACCTGGGTACAGGATAATGAATGGGCCAAGATTTTCGCCGCCTGGTTTGAATTTGACGATTCTGAGATACCGTTCAAATCTAAAGTTGAACTTCAAGATTTCAAGGACAGCCTGACCGAGGACGAGAAGTCTGAGATGGACCGATTTGACGTCACCTGGGAAAATATGCACTGGCGCAGACGTGTTCTTCAGGACAAATGCAATGGAGACATAAGCAAATTCCGCCAGGAATATCCGAGCGATCCCGAGGAATGTTTCTTAATGTCCTCAAGGCCTCGCTTTCACGCTGGCAACCTTGATCAAATGACCAAATGGGCTGAGGAACAGACACCCAAGATTGGAGTCGTTGGCGTACACGCGGATGAAAAGACCGCTAGTTTTCGCCCTGACAAGGGAGGAAATTGGAAAATATACGAAGAACCCGAATACGACTCCAAATATTTGGTCTCGGTTGATACCTGCACTGGAGAAGACCAACAAATGCAGGGCTTGGCTGCCGATCCCGACTTTCACAGCGTCCAGGTCTGGAAGGGTCCATATGAAGACTGGCATGGCAACTGGCATGTTCCCCGTCTAGTCGCTTTGCATCACAGCCGACTGGACATTGGCGTACTCGCTCAGGAGATTGAGGGTATTGCTCGCTGGTACGGTAGTGCGTTTATTGTTCCCGAGGTTAATAATTCCGGTCTCGCTCTGCTCAAATACCTGCTTGAATCCGGCCTCACCGTATATCGCCGTCGAAAATACAATGATTCGAGCGGAATGGTTGAAAAGAGCTTTGGCTGGAGCACTGACAAGATCACACGCAAGACCGTTATTGATCACATGGCCGCCGAATTGATCGAGGAGAACTTTGACATTCCCGATGTGGACGTCCTGAAAGAGATGAAAACTTTTGTTATTAACGACCGTGGCAAGCCCGAAGCTGCCCCCGGTCACCATGACGACCATGTTTTAGCCGCCGCGATCGCATTATACAATATTGACAGCGCATCTACCTTCAAGACTCCGAAGAAGAAACAAATCACCAATCGCATGCTTCGCAAGAATCCTGCGCTGATGTGCCCGGACGGCTATATGCGTGTCCCCTTAGGTGCTCTTAAGAAGAATTACAAGCGGTTGAGACCGTAAACCCGCGAAACTAGGATTTCCGCTATGACCAAATACGAAAAAATGCTCGAGGCGGACAAAATGAGAATGGTTGATGCTCTCGAGTGGTTGGAGAGCGACCCTGAGACGGCAATCCCACTGCTGAAGAAAAAAGCGGCAGAAAAAGGTGTCGACAGTGTATATGCTCTTTTCCCCGGCAATCGACCTGGCGAAAGTTTACCCACACAAAAGATCGATGAGGACTGGTGGGAGACCGTCCCACGCCAGAGATACAACTTTCTTAGAGGTCTTGGTCGCGACTTTGGACTGGACCCGGTACTCAAATCCATGGGAATGGATTTCCCGCATTGGAAGGAAGCCCCAAAGTCTTCGATTCAAGGTAAAAGTCCGTCTCTCGAAGATGTATCTAAACATCTATCCCCGGCAATTTTAAAAGAGCTCGGAAGAGGTTCCGATGGACCTATTCCTAAAATTACTCGCGAGGCGGACGACTACAAAAAAAGTGAGTCTGCCGAACCGGATTACCGAACCAACGAGGAAAAAATATCTGACGAGGTAGATGATTTCGTGGATGATCTCTACAAGGAGCAAGATAAACTGGATCAAGCCGATGCCGAGTTTGACTCGATGTTTCCCGACGCTCCAGCCCAAGAAAAATCTCTAGACAACCCCGCTCCCGGCCAGCCCGGCCAGCCCAATGCTCAGGCACCGGCCGCTCCGAAAGACGACTCCATAATCCCAGGCAGCGAGTTGAGCAGAACAGGCACTAATGTTCTCAACGCCGCCAACAAGCAGGACGACGACCTAAAAAGAGGAAATCGGTTTATCCCGAATCCGCACAAACAGTATGTGCAAACTTACGGTCAGCAGCTACAGAAAGACGCGATCCAGGAGCACAAGAAGTCTCTTCGTGAGCGCACGACCAATGACTTACGCTCAAAAGCTACTTCGATTGGAGAAGCCGATCTTATCGGCAAGCGATACGAAGAGCTTTTAGGCAAACCGGGCGCTTGGGACAAACTAACCCCCGAGCAAAAACAGTATCA